ATCACGAAATCTTTGTAGGTCGTGCCGAGCGTGACGCCGGTGGAAATGTCGTCAACGTCGCGAGTCCCGTCGTCGGTCTCGGCATAAACTAGCGTCGTGCTGTTTGCGCCTTCCATGCGAAACCAAGCGTTTGCCGCAACGCTGTTCGCTGTGTCGTTGCGTGCCGAGCCAACACCGAAGCACAAAATCGAACCGCTTGTAAACGTTGCGGCTCCAATCTTGACTCGCATGGTGACACGCTGAATGTCGTCGATATCGAAATCGAGCGCATCATTGAAGTGCAACGCAACAACAACCACATCGCTGTCGTTGTTCAGCGTCAGCGTCGCTTCACTGGTTCCCTTGGTGTAGACTGGTGTTCCAGTTGTGGAAACGTCGTCGACTAGCCAAGCGGTTGCTGGATCGGCAGACGTTGGGAAGGTTGCCACCGCTCCATTGAAGTCATCAGAAAAAATCTCAAAATCTTGCATACCGGCCATATTGAAAATCTCCAAAGTCGTTTTGTTTTAGGGGAAAACCCTAGCCCACAATGGAGCTAGGGGTCATCTCAAATCAAGATCAAGCAGAGTTGCGGAACAGCCCACGCCAGTCGATTGCGGCCACGCCGAACGTTTGACGCACGTTGTACTTGTAGCAATCGATATCAAAGTCTTGTTCGCTGGTCAAAACCGGCGACTCTTCACCCGACAAGAACGCAAGCTCCACGGTATCGACTTGGTTCGTGTTGGCAGCCAAATACCAGTTGGTCGTCGAGGCTGCGTGCAAGATCGGCTCAACAACGACCTGTAGTGGACGCACGCCATTCACACCGTAGATGTTAACCACACCTTCGTTGTTGTTGGCTGCGTTGTAGCTCTGGCTATTGACGATTTCCAAGGCGGTCGCCGAGTAGCCAGGCGGCACGATCAAAAACGATGGCGTTAGGCCAAGGATTGCATCGCTGTTGATGCCCTTCTGAAGCATCATCTGCTGATAGCCAGTGTTGAGCGTAGCAACAGCAGGTGCACCGGCACCGCCTGATACGTTGCTGCCCGATCCGTGCGAAGCAGAGAATAGCGCCTGTCCGTCGCTCATCGTCGGGTTGCTGGTAAGCACTTCGTAAACCTTCTTGTTTTGAAGGCGACGAGCTGCGTTACCGTGCATTGCTGGAATTCGGCTGAGTGCGTCGAGGTCATCGTTGATGACGGTTTCCCACGATACGGTAAACTGCTTGCCGTACTTCTGCACAAAATACGATGTCTTCGCATCAGCCATCGCACCTTCAGGATACGGAGCACCTTCTGGAATCGCTTCGAGGTCTGGCGATTCGCCTAAGCGAATACGGTTGATCGGTTTGAAGTCATCGACCGATGCGGCTTGACGAGCCCAGATGGACCAAGTGTAGGTCGCTTCTTCGTAAGCGGCCAGCAAGGTTTTGTTGGCTGCATCGAGTAATAGGTTCGGGAACGAGCCAGTGGTGTGATAGGCATCACGCTGTACTCGGTACTGAGCCGACACGCCGCGAGCACCCATCGCAATACGTGCGATTTCTGGCATCGATAGCTTGTCGGTTTTGATTCCCATACGCTCAACGCACATAGTCGCCATGCGTCGCAAGTCCATTCGAGCGAACTCGTCAGCACCAGCAACTGGTGCCACTTGCTTTCGCAAACCTGCGGCTCGAAGCGAACGCTGCACAAGTCCAGCACCGATAGCTGATGCGAATTTGTCGTCGGCACTTTCGGTCACTCGAACGCTGGTGCCTACTGGCTCTTGAGTAGCCATTTTTTGAATAATCCTTTGTCGTGAAACTTCAACCGAAACGCCCTCATCGATCCATTGCTCTGCAAGAGACCGATCCAATTTTGCTAAGCGCACATCAGCGTAGATCGTCTTGCGACGAACTGAGTCAGCCTGAAGCTGTCGTGCAACTTCTTCCTTGACTCCGTCCATCATTTCGACTTTCTGTTCTTCGCCCATGTACTCTCGCACTGCTTCCTTCTCGCCGTTCATCGATTCGATCTCAATCGATGGTGATGGCATCTTGTCCGCGAGGAACTTGATGATCTCGGCAGGGTCGGTCACACCTTCCGGTAGACCAAGCATTTTTAACTGCGCCATTAAGGCTTCGTCCATTTGTGCTCTCCTTTGAGCTGTTTGGTCTAGCGACCGTCTTACCGTGGAATTAGGATCTGCGCCGGTAGCACAGATACTTGCGTTATGCGGTTCCCAAGCAGTCACAATTTCTGCCGGTCCGTCAATTACGACGCCACGCTTCGTCGTATATGATTTGCCTTCTGGAATGTATTGTCGTTCGATGATGGTTGCATCGATGCTAAAATCGTTAAGGTGACCTTCCTTGTATCGCGTTGCCACGACTTGCGACTCCTCATCGCTGGCAAACTCCGCTACGCCAACAAGCTGACCATCTTCAATCGTGATGCCTCGTATCGAGCCGAAGACGTTGCGAACGGTTTTGTCGTCGTGCGAATCGACAATCGGTAGCTGTCTGCGATTACGACGAAATCGAACGCCGTCCATCAACAAGACTTGCTTGATCTGTCCTCGCACTGGGTCGTAGACATCGATTGGCGTTTCGGTTGCGATCACCGCTTTGCCATCTTTTGGCGACTCGAATTGTCGCTTGATTCGCGGTAGGTCCATGATTCGCTTAACCTCGTCGCGTGCGTTCATGCTGCGGAGAACCTTAGCGGCCCACGCTTGACCTGGATCTCCGCCCCATAAAGCCCATGCGATTCTGCCTGCTGATGGAAAGCCGTCTTCGCCTGGCGAAAAGCCTTCGCCTTTCTTATCAACTTCATGCCTTGAGAAGTAGCTATTCATTCTGCGGATCGTCTCTGGACTGACCGATACGCCATTGCTTAAATCTCTTGCCCTAGCGACACCGACAGCGGTTCCGCCTCGGTTGTATTCTTTTCTCCAATCGAGACCGCGCTGTGCTTCTTCGCGGACACCTTCTGGTGGCGTGAAGTCGATACCATCGTACTTTGCACGCTCGATGCCTTCGCTGGCGTAGAGTGCTGCCATCTGCTTGGTTGCATCGAGTTCGGATGCGTGGCAACCCATTACTTCGCCGCTAGAATCTTTGACGACGGCCCATGGCATTGATTCGCTACACTGTTCGGATTCTGCGATGCTATACGGCATTGCTGTCCTCCTCTAGTTTTGTGTCAACGGAGCCATCGAGTGCGTCGGTAATCAATGCCTCGACGTTATCCGGACTCATGCCAATAGACGACAAAAAGACTCTGGCTTGTATTTGTGAAATCGTTTTGTTGGCTAGATCTTCGAGTGTCTTAGCGATGGCCTTTCGATTGCGATTAAACTGAAGTGTCGATAGGCCCATCATCTCGCCGGTTCCGGACTGACGTTGTTCTTGTGGTGCTGGTGTCGCTTCTGCCTCTGGTGTCGATGCCTGTGCGGCTTGCTGTGTTTGTGCTGCGGATATCTGCTGCTGCCGTTCTTCCGGTGTGAAGAGTCCTAGACTCTTGCGCATTCGCTCTTCTTTGGCACGTTGATAGAACACGCTTCGAAAGGAACGACCGCGCGAGCCAAGCACATTTTGGTAGGTATCGGTGAATGAATTCAACGCCATCTCGGAAGCTGTTTGTTCCGATTGCGGATCAACCCATTCCCACTCTGGCGTCTGCCACTCAACGGGTGCAAAGCGTCTGCGATCTGTCAGCAAATCAACGCTGCTTGCAAAGCCGCGAATACCAGATAACGCCGCAGCATCGTTGAATGCGTCATAAACTGGCTGGCATAGATGGCGGATTAAATACTGCTGCCAGCATCGAAAACGTCTACGGTCTTCGAGTTGGCTTGTTCTGCTTGAACTGTACGATGTTTGGCTATAGTCGCGTGCCACGACCTCGTAAGATAATCCGGTGCCAACTGCGATACCTCGAAGGATAAGCTGTATCCAAGGTTCTGCACCAGAGTTTGGACGACCTGGATTGAGCCCAACAACGTCTTCGCCTGGTGCCAATTCCATGATCATGCCTGGCTCGACGTATCGTTGCCGATTACCAGCCGAGTCCGTTCCATCGCCGCCGTCGGGATCGAAAAGATTGCCAACTGGTGTATGACTCTTGATTGCGACCGTAAAGCACGACGCAACTGCTGACGCTTGCAATTCGTTGTCGATGTACGTCCCAAGATCACGCATCGGAGACAGTGCCGGTGCAAACCAGGTTACGCCGCGAGTCTGGCCGACTCGATCACGTCGGAACAAGTGCAAGACTTCATTCGCTGGAATGCGATCTGGCGTTCGTGTGAATGCGTAAGGCTGCAACGGGTGGTCTTTGTAAATCCAGTACGCGACTGGCTTGCCAAGATCATCGACTTCGACGCCTCGTATGATTCGATTGCCGCTGTCCGCCGAAAGACGAGCTGCGTAGGTGTCCTTATCGCCAGCGAGTCTATCTGCTTCGATTAGCTCAAGTGCCAGAGGAACCGGACGCAAGATGCCGCGATAAATTCTCTCTGGCGTGCGGATGATTCGGATCAAGACTTCGCCAGCTTCGACTATTTCGCGCTGTGCTGCGGCTTGCATCTCCTCGAACGTGTAGAGTCCGTTGACATCGCAGACTTCGGACCATTCCGACCAAACTTTATCGCGGATGTCGTTGACTGCCTCGACGTCTTCGCCTTTGGGTGTCTCGAAGGTAGACTGTGCTTTGATTCCGCAACCAACTACGCTACTGACGATGGTATCGACCACGCCCCAAGCGTAGGCGTTATTTCGGACCATATCGCGTGCCCATGCACGGAGCCTATCTGCACCGAACGGACCCAAGAGTTCCATATCAGCGGGCTGGTTTTTCGGATATCGATTACTGGCGACTCTCGAAGGTTCTGCACCTTGATACGAACGCAAGACTTTTCGAGCTTGCATCCGCCGAAGTGCAGTTAGCGGAGAGACGACCGAAACAATGGAGTCGATGAATTTTTCGATCATCGTCGGTGCCTCGTTAGCTTGCCGAGGCTGATTCCGCCGCTACCTTGTTCGCGCTGCACTTGGATTTGCAGTTGCCGACGTTCTTCCATCAGCGTCGCAAGATCCAGCTTGGTGACAGTTCGTGCGCCGATAGAATACGACGATGCACCTCCTGTGAGGAGTGCTTCAATCGCTGAGTCGATGAGTGCTAGTAGGGATGCTGCTGTTGCCATGCATCCTAGTATTGCTTTTTTTCACTAGCGACGTTTGTGTTCGTACCATAGTCATGGTACTAACCAGGCAATTTTTCGAAGTCCTTGAATGTCCAGTTACATTTTCGACACTTGCAATAACGAATTACGAAATTATATTCTTTGCGAGTGTGATAAACAAAAACAAAATTATCTTCTGGCTTTTGCCTGCAATTCGTACACTGGCTGCAATTTGGCGGCTGGTATCTCTTAGGCTCTATCTGCGCCTTGGTATCCAACCGCCTGGTCTCTGCTGGAATCTCGCACCGTGCTGTCGTCTCTGCGGTTGCGTCTTGACTTGCTGCTGCTTCGGCTGCGACGGTCTCGCTTGGATCAAAACTTCGCTCGGTGTGATCAGCGATAAGCCTAGTGCTTCCGTGCAAGCTGCCGCTAGATAGGTTGCGTCGAGCCAGTGATTGTTTGGATTTCTTTGAACCCACTGCTGCTTCTCTCCTTTGCCTTCAATAAACTGATTAACGAGTTCTTCCGCTGTGATGTGCTGCGAATAGCTAAGATGCCTCTTGTTGCCTTCAGGCTGATAGACCGATAACGAACCACGACGAAGCATATTGTTTTCGTCGAAGGTCGGGGTCAGGAATCGTTCGTGCACCCACTGCTTCCAGTAGTCTGTGTCGAGTTCCTGTAGCCAAACCCTAGCCGCTTCGAGATATTGTGCGTGCTGATTTGCTGCCGCAACAACACGATCCGTCGATTGCTTGCGTGCCTTGTAATTGGCGATCCCCTTGGATGGCCTAAAGATCCCTCGAACCTGACGACAAAACTCATAGACTGCGTTGGTGTAAGTTCCGGAATCACAGAGAACCATATTGAGCTTGCGTGCTTCTCCGGATGCGTCGATGTATTCGGTATTGAGCAGATAATCGCGCCAGCCTAGTAGTGCCCGATAGATGGCAGGTTCCGAAGCTTCCATATCAGCAAGTTTATCTTGCATCCTCACCG